CAATCGCAAAAATGCGAAACCAATACCATATAACAAAGAAATAATAAAAATAACACCCTACTAATTATGAGTAATAAAGTCGAAGCTCAGATAGAGCGTATACAAACTAGGATCGAAATGGTTCGCACCGAATCCAGAGTGCTATCTCACAAGATAGAGAGAATGGAACAACAAAGAAAAGAATTACAAGATGAGAAGCGTAGGCTGAAAGACCTAATGTCTGACATCTTTGCGGATAAAGTAGGGGGCGACAAGTGAGTCACTTTTACGATTGCGATGCTTCTGAGCCATTTTTGACTGAAGCCAGAACACCCACTCAAGCAAAAAAAATAAATGCGTATCCATCAGTGACTACTGTCATGGGAATAATTAAAGACCCATTCCTTGATGGAATCTGGTCACCCAATAAATTTGTCCAGCTGGCTCGCGAAAACAAAGACTGGGACATGGACGAAATCTTTAAACGCAAGTTTGGGATGCGGACTTCTCCGATAGATGGGGAAGAAATCACTTCCTCTGAGTTTGGAACATCTGTTCATGCTCGGCTGGAGGATCACACTAACGACATAATGGCTGGAAAAAATCCCAGCTTGGATTCCGAGTGGGACAGCTGGGCTGAACCATTTCTGAAACACATTTCGGACAACAACATTGAGCCAGTTGCTTCCGAGCTGATTGCGTGGGATGATGAGCTGAAGGTAGCTGGTAGCGTGGACTTCGTTGGCAAGATGCCAGACGGAAAATATTATATGGCGGACTACAAGTGTAGGGACTGCAAGGGGCGTGGGGGCAAGTTCTACGAGAAAAAGGACTGCACCCAGCTGGCGATAGAAAGTTGGATGCTAGCTCGCATGTGGGACTTGGATTATCTACCTTGGATTACCAGCGTTTGCATAGACATCGAAACTAAAAAGCATTACCACAAAGAGTGGACTTGGAAGCAAATGCAGAAGGGTATTGAAAGATTCAAACTCATGGCAGAAATCTACTGGATGGATTTCATGAACCCCTAATGAATGCATACAAGTTCTTTTACACACATGCGGATAACGATGGCTGGAAATATTCAACAACAAAAATTGCTAGAGATGAAAAGACAGCTTTCAAGTATGCCTTTGGGTGCATCCGCAAAAAGAATCAAGATTCCTACACCACTAAGCGTGGACTTAGAATCATTCTAAATAAGATTGAGTGCCATGAAGTATCTGAAGTATTCCGAATTAGCCCACTACCGAAAAAAGAACCTACCAAAGAAGTGTCCGATAATGGAGACTGGATGCTCTAGCCCATGCGTGGATCACAATCACGACACTGGGATGGTTAGGGGAGTAGTTTCCATGGAGGGCAACACATTCTTGGGGCGTGTAGAAAACAGCTTCAAAAGATTTGGGACTGCTTCTACAGCTGGGTTGCCAAAAATACTCAGAAACATGGCTGATTACATAGAAAAAGGTGATACAGAGTATCTACATCCAGTTGGCTTGCGTCAGCTTGCATCTAGGTTCAAGAGGTTAGCTGTTGAAGATCAAGAGTTTGCATTAAAAAAGATGGGGGCGAAAAAAAGTGAAATTAATTCTTGCATTAACTCCAAGGGTCGAGCAAAATTATATAGAAAGTTAATTACTAATCATGGAAAATAAAAACATACTAAAGGAAATCCAATCGGAACTCAAGGCTCCGAAGGGACAACGCAATAACTTTGGCAACTACAACTACCGCAGTGCCGAAGATATTCTGGAGGCAGTAAAGCCTTTATTGAAAAAACATAATTGTGCATTGGTTATCAATGACGATGTAGTCGAAGTGGGTGGTCGTATTTATGTAAAGGCTACCGCTATGCTGGCTATTGCAAACACTCCATTCGCAAGTGCCACTGCATTCGCTCGCGAAGCAGAAAGCAAAAAAGGCATGGACGAAGCTCAGATTACTGGGGCGGCTAGCTCCTACGCTCGCAAGTATGCACTGAATGGTTTACTAGCCATCGACGATACCAAGGATGCCGACTTTACAAACAAGCATGGCAAAGATTCTCCAGCTACCAAGAAGGTGGCTACAAATAATAACGACCTAATATAAGGGAGGTAAAAAATGAGTGATGTAACTCAAGAGTATGACAATACCAATAGAGGTGCGATGTTTAAAAACAATCGCAAGGAAAAGGATACCCATCCAGACTTGGGTGGAACTATCAATGTGGAGGGTAAAGAATTCTTCATAAATGCATGGAAGAAGGAGTCAAGAAAGGGTGTTCCCTTTTACTCCCTCTCTATCAAGGAAAAGGTAGCCAAGGAAGCAGTGGCTGAAGAAGCACCTTTTTGATTCTTCTAATATGGCGTTAGAATAGTTAGGTAATCGTATGGGGGTAGGAGTTATTGGTCTCCTATCCCCATTTTTTTGAAAATGTATACTAATTCAAATAGGCATAGAATGCATGAAAATATAAAAATGGAAAACAATAAAAACTGCGTGCTTCCGTCCAGTGGGAGTATGTCGAACTTTGAAACTGGAGCAGTGAGGGATGCAATGCAGGGCAAGGGTTTGCCTTCTTTGATCCCCACTTGTGCGTTGCGATCAATAGCAAAACGCTTTGAGGATGGTGCTACCAAGTATGGTAGGGATAACTGGATGAAGGGCATTCCGCTATCTAGATACTGCGATGCCAGCCACCGACACCTCTGGGCATTGCGTGATGGAAAAACTGATGAAGATCATTTTGGTGCAGTTCTCTGGAACATAGCTTGTTGGCAGAGAACGAAAGAAATGATTGACAGTGGGAAGCTACCAGAAACACTCAACGATTTATAAGATGGATTACATAGATCGATACAGACAAGCTCGTAGGAATAAGTTTGCCACCGACGAGGATAAAAAAATACAAAGAGAGTTCCCAGACCTTGTTCTCAAGGATGTTGAATGGGCTAAGAAAAATAATCTAATTAGAGGTCTTAACTTTGAGGAGTATATGGAGCAACAAGAAAAGCAAAGATATACACAAATTACTCCAGAGATGCGTAAAGTCATTACACTTGAAGACCCAAAGATTCCTTCTTGGATTATTGGTCAGTATTATGATATCCCACCCACCACTGTGAATAACATTAGGGCTAAAGCTATTGCCAAAAAGAGGAGGGAAAGGGAATCGTGTTAATGGATTTGGACAATACGACAACAGACCCCCAGACTCTTAAAAGTCTAGAGGCAGAAAAAAGCGTTATCGCCAGCATCCTTGCCGAACCAGATGGCAGTGTGTATGATGATATTTCCAGAATAATTACCGAAGAAGATTTTTACTGTCCCAACAATCGACAGCTTTGGAAATCCGTTAAATCCTTGGTAAATAAAAAAGAACCCATAGATGAGGTTACATTGAGCGAGGAACTCAGGGTGAACAACCAGCTGGAATCCGTAGGAGGTATGCCATACCTATTTTCTATGATAAACAGCCCATCAACTCCGCTGTCTGGTTTGGCTTCAGCAAACATCGTCCGCAAGCACAGCCAGTCCAGAAACTTGGCTAGGCATTATAGACTACAGCTGGAGTCCCTGAAAGAGAATCAAGCTCCATCGGATGTCGCCATCAAAACGGAGTCCGAAGTAAGAAAGATCATGGAGTCCGTCGATGACAGCAAAGAGACTCTTGCTTCCTCCGCTGAGAGCCTTCGATCCCAGCTAAAAAGTATGAGCGATGGCACATATGTTTCCAGAAAGATACCAACTGGAATCCCTCATCTGGATCAGAAGCTTGACGAGGGAGGTATTGGCAGGGGAGAAGTTTGCGTCGTTGCAGCCCCAACCAGCTGCGGCAAATCCCAGCTGGCTTTAAATTTTGTGCTGCGAGCGTCGCTGCATGGAAAAATCCCCGCTGCCATTTTTTCTTTCGAGATGCCAGCTAACCAGCTGACCAAAAGAATGACCCAGACATCCTCCGCTGTTAACTTGGGAAAGATAGCCGATGGGGTTGCCAGCGATGTCGAGCAGAAACAAGTGGATGAAGCCATCACAAAGATTGCCGAAGCCCCAATATATACAGAACACACTGTCAGAAATATCGATGACTTGAGGTCAAAGGCTAGGCGATTGAAGCGTAGGCACAATGTAGAGGTTATAGTTGTAGACTATCTACAGCTGATACCATTCAATCACAAACTGAGCAAGCATGAGGGGATATCCCAAGCATCTCATGGCATCAAGCAGATGGCGATGGAACTAGATGTAGTGGTTATCCTTTTGGCTCAGATCAATCGAACTGGTGCGATGCGTGATTCTGGCTTAGTCCTCTATGATTTAAAGGATTCTGGGGATATTGAGAACGATGCAGATATAGTCATTCTTATGTATCCCAGAGGGGGAGATGTAGATCACTGTAGAGATATTGATCCCCATGGTGTGCCTTACCTTGCAATGGATTACAATGTAGCAAAGAATCGCGAAGGTGAGAGAGACCTAAAAGGAACATTCAAATTCATCAACTCCATAGGGAGATTTCAATAATGAGCAACAAAGAAAAGAAAAAGACACAAATCTTTAAACCAGATACTGAGGCAGTATTGGTTCGTGGATTAAATGCCATGACTAGAGCTTGTGATGCACTGTCCCAACAGAATGAACAGCTAAACCAAGATGTCGAATCCTTGAAAAAGAAGATATCTAGGTTGCAAGAAAGAATCCTAGTGGATCAGACCGAAAGAGAATGACCTCTAAAATTTTTGTGTTATAATTAACGCCCATGGCTAGAAACTACAGAAAAGAATACGATAACTACCAGAGTAAACCAGAGCAACGGAAAAGAAATGATGCTCGCAAGAAGTCCAGACGGAAGATGGTAAAGGCTGTCGGTAAGTCAAGACTGAGGGGCAAGGATGTAGATCACAAAGACCGCAATCCTCTGAATACCTCTAGGAGAAATCTTCGTATTCAAACGAAAAAAAGAAATAGGTCTAGAAATGGTTAGCTTGTCGGTAATCCAGCTGAGTAATCGTTGGAGTGGGGGTTCTATTTGTTATTCCTCCTTTATTAAGTCCGACTATAAAAGTCCTCATCCTCTATAGGGGGGGTGAGGCATTTTTTTATGGGGAAAGATTGGTCAAAGACAAAAACTTGGAAGATGGGGAAAGACATCGAAGCCAATCGATTCAAGGATGTCATGTCCCTAATCGATCCCAATATAAAAAAGTCAGCCAGCTGGGAAGACAAACGCCATCACATAGACTACCACACAATCGTCGGCACTGTAGATGTTAAGGCTATGAAAAGGGTCGCTAGGTCTGGACATCAACAAACTAAATACCTTTGGGTTGAGTTCAGAAATGTCCAAGGGATGAATGGGTGGCTATATGGTAAGCAAAAATGGGTTGCTCTTGAGAAAGAAGATGGGTTTTTGTTTGTAAAAAGAGAGGACTTAAAAAATCTAGCTATAGAGAAATGCGACACAGAAACCTATGTAAATACTGCTAGGGATGCTTTATATAAAATGTATACCAGAGATAACGCAGAGGATGTTATTTCGATGATAAAGTATTCTGACTTGGATGAGATACCCAGTTTTTTCGTTAGGGATTGCAAGTATGAGGATTCTATCTCTCTCTGAGACCAGTGCTTTTTCTGAGACCAGAATCCGATCTGAACCTAGATAGTTTCTCTTCGACATCTACGCCCTTACCTTCACGCCAGTAAAGAAGTTTACCGATGATTGGGAAATACTTTAGGCTTCTGGCTTCGATTAGCTTGATGCCGTCCACTTGACCCAGCTTTCCTCTCAACAAGTCAGTTCCGATATCATCTATGATGCTGGCTTGAGGGGGGAGAATTGTTTTTATCACAGCCTCTCCGATACCCTTATCTCTAGCTGTAATAGTTGTATACTTTGTGATGCCAAATATTCTTAGGAAGTGATTCCACCAGAAGTCCTCGTCATCTATCTCTCTGTTAAACAAGATCGCCTTTAGCACATCGGCTGATCCATTAGCTAATGCACCAAAAGCCAAGATTCGCATTAAATCCACACTTCCCTCTGAAAACATTTTAACATTCCCTGTCTTTGCACCCTGATATATTTTTGCAAAAGCTCTTTCGCGGACAAAGTTAAACTGTTTTATGGTATAGGATTTTAAGCTGTAAACTATTCGTAGATTTGGATTAGAGGCATAGGTCTCTGGCATCTCTGTAAGAGATATGGGAGCTACATCGGCTAGCTCATTATACAGTGCCTCAATGACAAAATCGCTTTTTACTCCATTCTGGAGGTCTGCAATTGTTTTGAAAGCATCGTTGCCCTGCGTTCTTTTTAATCTAGTAAGAGTTTTTTGATATGCTTTGCTGTTTTGATTTGATTTAGCTCCCTTTTGGAGAACTCGGTAAGCCGCATTTATGTTTGTATTTTTGGCGAGCCTATCCATTGCCGTGAGACCAGTTATCTTGAATACTTTATCTACAGACTTTCCAAAAAATCCCACTCCGTCCTTGGTTTCTATGGTAACCAAGTCCTTGGCTATTCCCAAATCCTCTGTGGTGATTACCTTTGAACCAAAAGCCGCACGAATTGTAGGAAGCAATCCGTTCTGAACCATTGTGAAGTAAAAGTCTCCCAGCTGGGTTAAGGTAGAGCCAGTGTTGCCCATCGTTGCTAGGTATCCAGCGTTTTTCATACCCTTCACAAATCCATACTGACGACCATGCTGAC